GGATTGAATTTAACCGTAGGAACTACGGAGTTAGTGGCTTGTCCTGACATAAGACCCGTTAGAAATAATGGGCAGTTGGTTGGAGCCGAAACCCCTACGTCTTTAGCGTAGGGGTAGTTCATAATAAAATTATCCGCATTTACTATGACCGCATTCGGTGCAAGTTGAACAGCCTTCGATATATACGAGATCCTTCCCACAATTCGGACACTTTTGGCCTGTTATTTGTGTACCATCAATAATATATTTTTTTAAACATCTGGCTGCGGCTGCTCCCATTGAAGTAATATCGCTCTGAGCCTTTTGTAATTGTTCAACAACAAATTGTATGGGAATTCCGTGTCGCATGGCCATAGACGCCATTCTAAACAATATTTGTTCGGTGGGAGTAAATTGTTTAGAAAAATCTTCTATAACAACATCTCCAATTTCCAAAGCATATTGTCCTCGCTTCACTTTAGTTATTTTACCTTTTTTATTAGTAAATTTAAACCCAAATCCATTTACATGCCCACCAAAAATTTCATATGGTTGATTATTTTGAAGTCCCACAACAATAACAAATTTTTCTCCTTTAACCGAAACTACATAAATATCTGCATCTAAAGATGATGGGCGTTTGGGATAATCGAATGCTTTTGGTGTAATATTTTCTCGGGAAAGGTTTAATTCTTTCAATTCTTCATCAGAAAAATTCTGGTGATGTATTCCTATACCTTCATCTTTTAATTTAAATGCTAATGCTTTAAATGGGATACTGGAAACAACTCCATACATCTTTTTATCTGGAAACGCCGCAATGGACTTTACTTCTTTTTTATGTGCTTCCAGAATAAAATTATAAACATCTTTCCAAGTTGAACCAATAGGAAGCATATATGTCACCGAAATAGAACTATCTATCCATTTCATCACCTGTGACATTAATTGCAATTTGTCCATTGGATTAATTTCCGTGGATTCTTTAAATTTAAAATTATGCCGGTGTTCATCAATAAATTTAGCTATTGGTATTCCTTTAGAACCCTTCCAATCGTCCCGAATTGAATCACAATCCATAGGAATTGGATAACCTGCTTGAGCAAACATTTCTTTTATGACCCGAGGCAAACAAAAATAATATTCATATTTTCCCGCCATGCGGGTTCGTTTCCAAAAATACATGAAAAATGCTGGTTCAATACCATATGATAATATAAAATCACGGAACATTAAAGAAATTGTATTATGATTAATTAATCCGTTTGATGTTATATATGTATGATTTTCCGACGAAACTTCAATATCATATGTTTGCATCTTTTCACGGTAAACCCTTTTTACTTTCGATGTAACATAATTTTCTAATTTAAAAGGAAAATAAGAAGATAAATCGATATATTTCCCAATTTCATTTAATGTATCACGATTTATAAAAATATAATTTTTATCTTTATTATTACAAATAAATGTTGTTAATTTAGAATATAATTTGGATTTTGATGTAATAATTGATGACAATTTTGATTGTATATTTTTTGCTAGTGAAATATTAATGTAAATTTTTTCTCTATCTATTTCATATTCAAATTCATTTAATAATTGATTTTTTCGATTGCTTATAAAGCCGATTATATTCCGGAATTTTAATTTATCGTTTTTAAAGCGAATTGTTACCCGGTACATTTTATTATTAAATCCTGCATTGAGTTTATCTATTTCTCCTAGATACGACTGAATTCCTAAATACATCAATAATTCTTGAACTTCAGCCGTTATATGTTTATATTTTGAGTATAATGAAATACATCCTTCAGATATATCGCCATCCGATTCAAACAATCCTCTTAAATATGCTGCAATAACAGACTTTTTTGATCGAAAAATTGCTTCCGGAATATGATACACATGTGATTTTCCATCTTTAATTGTTGAAATTTTTTTCTTTTTTTCTAATCCATTATTTATTAAATAATTTCCAAGGTTAATAGAATGTGTTGTTATTTCATATATCCTCTTATTTTTATTAAAACTGCAATTACAATTTAATGAAAATAAATTTCGAGTTAAATCAATAATATAATCTGCTAAATCCTTGTCTTCAGAAAATACGGGAAATCTAATCCCATCTACTATTCCCGATTCACTCCTAAATTTTATACTGCCATCTCCGGTAAATAATCCAATATATTCGGCCAATTGTTCATCTAATACCGTCGGCAATGTTATGGAGGATATATTATGATGTTCACTAACTAATTTATTATTTAATTTTACGTAATCAGAGCGATCATTGTCAGCGCCCAAATATGATATTACAATATCTCCAACAATGATGTCAGGAGAATATTTCCATTCATATATTTCATCATTTAATACCCGAATTCTATGCGTAGAAGAATTTTTTGCTATTCTTCCGTCTTCTAATTCAATTACATAACCATCTACTACCCCATTATTATAATATTTTATAATATTTGTATTTCCTTTTTCATCAGAAACTTGAATATTATCAATTATGTCTAAAAATTCATTTTCATTTGGATGATTACTTACTAAATTTTTTATTTTAATAAGTCCCAAATTAGTAACTATTCTGGTATTTTCTTCTATACAACCCGTTGGCGCTATAGAACTAACTGTAACATTTCGAGCATGATTTCCTTTAAGAACGGGAACTTTATATTCCGAATTTAATTTTTCCGATTCTTTTATAATCCGAGAAACAAATGGGGCACTTTTCCATTTATCTTTATTAAATAATCCAAAATCCCCCTTTTCGGCCCCAAGTTCTTCAGTGCTAATATATAACCAATAATTAAACCATTTAATAAATTCTTCTATCGAATCATTTCCATCTTTAGAACCATATACCAATCCCTTTTTAAATAGCCACGCCGCAATATTAGTTACCCCCGCCCCCGTGCGCCTTAGTTTTTTAATAGCCAATTCTTGATGAGGAGTTGCATAAGTCTTATAAACCAATTCACATTCATTAACATTATCTAAAAACCGATTGATTGATTTAGAAATCTTTTCTAATTGTTTTATGTAATCTTTTTCTTCCGTTGAAAATTTTCCACAATTAATCGATGCCAATACACAAAGAGATTCTCGTGAAAGATATTGTTCTGAACATGCGTTGGTTCCGATAATTCTTGAATCATATTCATCCGCTGGATCGTACATTGCATCCGAATTGCTATATTTTCGGGCAACATCGATATTCTGAATTCCTGGCTCTGCATTTTGATGCATGTTTTTTGCAATTAATTCCATTAATTTCCGAGCCTTTACAGTTTTAGTAAATACTTCTTTTTTTCTATCATGAGTAGCTATTTTATAATATCTTCCCGTTTCTTTTTCCTTAGTTGTAAACATATCAATACTATGCACATCAACATAAACTTTATCACCCTTTTTTAAAGGAGGAATAACAAATTTTAATTCCCAATCTTCATCATTTTCGATGGCCTTATAAAATTTTTCTGTACATTGTACACTAATATTGGCATTTTGAATTTTTGTATAATCCGATTTTATTTGTATAAATTCTTCAACGTCTGGATGGTCACACGAAATGCTAAACAACATTGCGGGAATTCTTCCGCTATTTTTTAATAAAATCGATTGGGCACAAAATAAATGATCGTCCGAATCCACCGTAATATCATATGTAATACTTTCTCCATTTTTAATAACCGACTCCACTTTTTGAATGTAAAGATCACAAATAGAATTGGTATATTTAATATATTTGCTATCGGAAAAAGGATCTTTTTCATTTATATCACGAAATAAATTGGGATTTATATTTAAAGATTTAGCTCGAAATGGAGTTTTAAGTCTATCATATTTCCCCATCAAATTTCCTTGTTGGATTTTTATAGAATCTATTTCGGAAATTTTTTCTAACGATGCTTTCCCAACCGCCGACAAATTAAAACATGGTTCATATCCCGGTCGAATTTTTTTTCTTAACTTCATTACATATCCAAATTTTTGCAAATGAAGTTTCAAATTATATAAAAAATCGCCATCAACTAATGAAAGACATATGTTTCTTTTAGTAATAGAATTATAACCATCGCCATCAAATAATCCTGCAAAAAATGATTCCAAATTAGATTGATTACAATTTGTAAAAATTTTAGGAAACCCTAGATTTTTCGTCGTTCCTTTTAAACATTCTATATGTTTAAAAAAGTTATAAAACCATTTCCCAAGTATTATTCTTGTACAATCTTCCGAAGTACTATTCCGCTCTCCTACTTTAATATTAATTCCACATTCACCTACATTACATCCAAATACAATTTTAATACATGCATTAAATTTATCCAATATTTCAGGCCAATTATTAGAAAATGCTATTTCGATAGTTTCATTATATACACATCCATCTCCATAAATAATTCCTAAAATATAAGATAATTCGGGAGTTAATATCGTTGGAATTTTTTCGGGAATAAAAAGTCGGTTACTATTATTATATTCGCTTAATTCATATTTAAAATGGTCAAATGTAATATTATCTACAAATTTCCTGGTTCCATTAAATCTTTTACAAATAACATAATCACCCGGAGATATTTCTCCCATTTTCTTTTCTATATGTGCATCATTTTTCAAATCATAAACTAATATTTTATGATCGAGGCTGGCATCTATATAATCACCATATTCCAAATTTAATCTAAATATTTCTTTTTGTGGATTTTTAAACCAATTAATAATTTTAACTATTCCATCTTTACCTATTATATTTCCATCGTAATTTGTTTCAACGATTTCTTTAATTGTTTTATATCCATGCTCTGTTAAAATATTTGTATTGGGATGTAAACATTGTCCTACATAATATCCTATTTTATCAGTATATTCCATCCAGTGCACTGCGCCCGTCGATTGATTTGCCGAATTTGATACCCTTGTACCCCGTGGGCGCAATCTTGAAAAATCGGTGCCCAATCCTTGCCGATAAGCCGCACATTTAGCAATAGTATAGGACGAATTCCTTATGATAGCTTCTAAACTGTCCCATTCCTCTCCATCTCGATTTTTTCCTAAAGACGTAGCCGTGCAATTAGCTAAACTAATTTTTCTGCCCGATCCGGCTCCTTGCATGATAGATCCGGCGGGATGCCACCAATCATTAAAAATTTCGTCAAACCAACGGTTACTCCAATATTCTCGTAATTCTTGGGTGGATTCTACTGAAGCAATAAAATCGCAAACCCTTTTTACAGCTTGCACATAAGTTTCTTCAGGAGAAGCGGCATATTTCTTTTCAAATGCATCTATTGAAAATTGGTTTCCTTGAAAATATTCTTTCGTTGATAAATCTTTTACATCTTCAAATTTTGTTACATTTTCTTCCATATCTTCTTAAAATCTATTTCGTGTCATCTTGTATAAGTAGATAATTTTAATCCTAAAAGACCCCAATAAAAAATTTTATTTTTAAACTTTTTTAAGCACATAAATATATTTACGGACTATCGTTCGGAGAATTGTTACGAACCTTTTTCCATGCCTTTTGAAGCAATTCTCTTTCCCGTTCTTGTTCTTCTTTGTAACTACTTATAAGCTCCATTCCTTCAATAGAATCTTTGTCAAATATCTCAATGTTTCCTATTGAAGTATCAAATCGACATATATACCAAAATCCATCTGGACCAAATCTGTTTTTCATTACAGAAAGTCGTGCGGTTCCTTGTCGTTTATCAAAATCGTTACGAGCCAATGCCATAATAAAATCTCCAATCATAATTTTTTGAAAACTATCCGCAACATTTGTTGCACCAATAACGTCTTCTTCATGTGCTGATCGATTTGCTTGGGATGCTGTCCATCCAGGAACTTGTAATTCTCCCAATATTCCCCTCAATTCCGTATATACGTTTCCCGAATCGATATAAGTGTTCGACCCTTTTTCTGTTTGCAGGGGTCGCATCAAATCGGCATAATCAACAATTACCATATCAATCTTAATTCCATGTAAAAGTTGCAAACGATCAATGTGCATTTTTAACGATGCAGCCGTAACAGTTCGGGTTGGAAAATATTTTACATATAACTTTCCGAGTCCCTTTGATTTTAATTCTTTAATTTTTTCCTTGACAACATCTGTATTTTTTCGAACGTCTTGAAATGGAATTCTTGTAAAAATAGAATCATATCTCAATCCTACATACATCTCATTAAGTTCCATTGTAAAATGCATTACATTTTTTCCTTGTTTCATAGCCTCCGACCCCAATCTTGCTAGAAACCAAGATTTCCCCGCCCCCGGTGGTGCAACCACAAATCCAAGATCTCCCTTTCCTAATCCTCCGTCTAAATGTAAATCTATTATATCCCAATTTGTGCGAATACATTCTCGTGCCATTGCAGAATGTCGAGCGTCAACATCATCTAAATATTCATGCCCCAATTTTCTTTCCAGCCCGGCTTTTGATGCCTCATTAATTACTTGCCAAATTTTGTCATATTTTCCCTCTTTCAAATACAAATGAGATTCCCAAATGGCATTTCTTAATTTCTGATTTCTACAAAATTCAAGAAATATCTTTTTTGTATAATCTAAATCCTTATGAGACATATACTGGTATGTCTCTTTTAAATGATCAAGAATGGTTGATTTTAATACTTCATCCTGAATCTTTTCCATTTCTACTTTAAACACTTCTTTTGTGGGAGCGCTTCTATAGTTAGGAAAATATTCTAAAATTATTTTAATTATCCATCGGTGAGCATCGGCCTCAAAATATTCAGCGTTAATTATATCTATTGTTCTTTCAATAAATTCACGATCAGTTAAAAGCGCCGATATACATTTAGATTGGAAAGTTTTTCCATATTTCTTTAACGTGTCAATTTCCTTTGTATGATCTTCCATATTTTTCTTCTTTCGTTCAAATACTATATCACATTTTATTGCAATTGAAAACTTATTATATTTTGTTTGAATTTTTATTTTAAAAAAAGTTGCTTTTGTTGTAATTCCTGATATATTATATCAGTAGGCTGAAATCGGCTGTAGGGCCGCCAAGGCTTTAGAACCTCAACTAAAGAAAGGTAAATTATATGTCTTATAGAATAAATATACTTGTCAACGGTTCTCGTTGTAAACAATATCAACATGACGGAAAAACTTTCATCGAAGCCAAATCGGGTTCGGAATATGTCATTGAAATTAAAAACAATACGGAAAATAGAATTTTGGCCGTATGTTCTGTAGATGGGCTTGACGTTTTGAATGGGAAGCCCGCTCGCTCGGATAATCCGGGGTATGTTATTAATAGATATTGCAGCGTTAAAATTGACGGATTCCGAGTTTCCGATTCTAAAGTTGCTAAATTTGTATTCGGATCTAAAGAAGATTCGTATGCCGCTATAAAAGAAACGGAAGAAAACGAAGAAGGACTTCAAAAAAATGTTGGTGTTATTGGTGTAGTAATTCATAAAGAAGATATACCAGTACTTAAAAAATATAAAAAATGCGAAAATCATGAACATCTTCATCACCATTATCATTTTCACCGTCGTCGATATCCATATCCGACATATCCTCCATATTGGCCAGAACCATATAAACCTTACTGGGAAACTCCATTATTATGTAGCACTGATACATCACATAAATCGCCCAAGTCTTCTGACTTAATGTGCCACGCCCAATATACTTCGGAGGTTCAATATACTTCAGAGGTTCAAGAAAACTCCCCTGAATTATTTGACCTTGGCACCAAATGGGGAGGCGCAGAAGAATCCAATGTTGTTGTAGTCAAATTTAAGCCCGGCAACGTTGATTTTGTCTCCTCGATTTTTTATGCCAGCCGAGAAAGTTTAATCAAAATGGGAGTTCCTTTAACTTCCGAAAAACAAATAAGCTTTCCCGAGCCATTTGTCGATAAAAAATATGCTAAACCTCCAAAAAATTGGAATGGATAATAAATAACGAATCTAAGGCCCCTCAATTTGAGGGGACCTTTTTATTATATTTCTTTAACACCCAAATTTTCATTGTGGGTTATATCTTCATAATATAATTCCTTTTTAATTCCAATTACATCTTCCGGTAAAAATTCTTCCATACATTCTTGATTAATTTGCTTTCGTAACATCTGTCGATCTATATGCCGACGCTTTCTAGTTTCTAATTTTCTCATTTTTGAATTCATAATTAATCCTTTCTGAATTTCAATTTATTCATACCGTAAAAGATACGGAACTTTACTTATATCATATTTGGTAGATATATCTTTTCGATAAATAATTATTTCTCTAACATAAATTCCAAGAGAACGATTATCATTCGTTTTAGTACAATGTGATGGAATAAAAGTATTAACATTTAATTCTATATGTTTTCCTTTTACAGGAATTTTTAAACTATTATAATGAAAATTTAAATTTGTTTTAAAATACTCATTATCATTATAAATACATTTTATAATATTATCTTTTATTTGATTATAAAATCCGATTTCTATCGCCGTGACTCCGGAATTAAAGTGCAATATTGAGTTACCACTGGTCCATCTAAAATATGGACCTTCCTTAACTCTATAAGGTTCTTCTCCTGGCTCGCATTCATACCATCCATCCCCAATAAACACATCTGATCGGCTACAATCCGTTGGATCAAGGTTGCACCACTTCATATTTTTAATTGCTATATTAGAAAATTTACCCGATTGAATTCTGTTTATTTCTATTTTAATTCTTTCCCTCTCGATAAAATTTGCAAGCCATGCATTATTCCGGGCATATTCTAATTGTTTATTCGGAATTTCAAATCCTAACTCTGATTGGAAGCGAAACATTCGATATAATCTTATCGGGAATCCTTTAAAAATTCCATCATAATCATCTGAAACTGTTGTAAGAATTTTATTTTCCAATGATTTATAAGATATATTAGCCGGATCAGCAATAATCCCGGTGGTTAAATCAAGATAAATACCATTAATTGCAAAATCCCGGTGACAAAATGTAGCCCGCACAATTGTTTCATCACATATTTCTCCTTCTTTGGGAAGATATGGAGTAAGATCCATTTTCATTTCAGAAGAAGTATTTTTATAAATGCAAAGTCGTATCGCATTATTTGTAATAATTGGATTTATTCCTTGACAAAAATCGCCCGTTTGTTTGGTCAATCCAATTGAAAAATCTCCTGCCTCCTCTGGTGTGCCAATAAATAACATATCAATATCTCCAGGCTTCCTTCCAAGAAATAGATCTCTTAGAAACCCGCCAAAAACATATACTTTTCCCGCATATTTGCTGGATTTAGTATATTCCATCAATAAATTTATTATTGGATGTTTTTGATCAATGTTCATTTATAATTAATCACTACGAATTACACCATCTAATAATCCAAACACTCCTTCCGCCCAAGAAACATGATTGGGAAGAATGCTCTCAATCATATCTTCTCTTACTAATTTATAAAACGCTCCTCTTTCTAGCCGAGGAATTTTTTCCGTTTCCAAACATTCATTGCAATGTAATTGAGCTATAGTAGATAATGAAGTATCTCGCAATTGCATTAAAGATATATTCCTATCAATAATTGATTTATTTGAAACAATGTTTTCACAAACTTTATATTTATCCTTTAATTCTTCTGCCCGAGATATTATTTCATTGGCCGAATATATTTTTTCTTCACTCAACCAAGGAAAATGTTTAATAATAGTTTTTAACCCGGCTAATTTTATTCCATCTATATTATCTGAAGCATCTCCGTCTAATGCTCTAAATAATACAAAATTATTCGGATGAATTTGATATTCATTCAAAACTTCAACCGGGCCATATATTCTTTTTTTCGTTGGAGAATATACACAAATATTTCCAGTACATAATTGTAAAAAATCTTTATCACTGGACATTATATAAACTTTTTTAGAATTCTTGAAATAATCTGTTGCCAAATATGCAATTACATCATCTGCTTCAACATGATCTATTGAAAGTATATTAACGGGAAATGTTTTTAAATAATGTAATAACCTTAAAAACTGATTCCTCATTTGAATCTCTTCAGTTTTAGCATCAGACATTTCTTCATATGCCCGATTTAGACGAATTTTTCCCTTTCTATTTTCTTTATATTCGGGAAAAATTTTTCTTCTTTTAAACGATCCCCCCACTCCATCAAATACTATTATACATCTAGTAGGAGCAAGCAATTTAATTCCATATCCCACAGATTTTAAAAACCCCACAAGTCCTCCGGTATGATTCCCGTTTTCATCCATTGCTGGATTTGCGGACCAACAACGTATAAATGTGTTTGTTCCATCGACCAATAAAATATTGGAATTGGTTTTTTCTTTCCAATCTCCCGGTTTGCTTGGTGATTGTTTTACCTTATTAAAAGCTTTTAATAATCTAAAACGCTCTTCATTTGTAAGATTCACTTATATTCCTTTACATTTTATTCTTCAACTTTTTCAGCTTCTTTCATAAAATCATCTTCGGAAATTTCCTTGGTGTCTTCAATAATAGCATCGCTTGGATCCCTATATTGCATGATATAAGAATCACATATAGCCCGATAAAACTCATCTTTTAATTCAGGATTGGTTTTTACCAATTCTAAAAACTTTTGTGTATTAAATTTAATTTCTTCTCCGGCGTTAGTTTTATATGTATAACCCCTTCCGTCTCCTTTAATAATAGAATATTCTTTCATGAATTTAAGCCAACTAGCTAAATCCTGAATTCCTGAATCATAATGTATTTCAAATGTAGCAAATCTTCCACCTGGACCCAGCCTATTCTTAACCACATGCGCTTGGGTAGATACTCCTATTACCTGATCATTTTTTATAACCTTACCCTTTGAGGCCAATCTTATTCTAACGGATGCGGCAAACGCTATGGCCTTACCTCCCGGGGTAATCCATTTATCTCCATATAGTCCGGCATTCATGTTGTATCTTAATTGATTAGTAAGAACTAATAAAATTCTTTGCTTATTAATCAATCCGACAATCTTTCGCATGGCTTTTCCTAATATCAAAGATTTTCCAGTATTATATCCATCTTTTCCATGCGCCGATTCCAATTCCTGTTCAATGGTTGCTTGTGCAATTGAATCAACAAAAATAGTTAAAAGTCTATCTTTATATTTTTTACGGGTTATTCCTATGATTAATTCGATTTCTGAAAACAATTCCTCAAGAGTCATAAAATTACGGCACAATACATCTGGGATTTTTACTCCGATGGCTTTCCAATAATTTTTATCTATTGCTGCCTCCGAATCGAAAAATACACCTATCCCTCCCATTTTTTGTGTATTGGCCAATATATGCCCACAAAATAAAGACTTTCCGGTGCTTTCTAATCCACTAAATTCAACGATTTTTCCAGCCGGAAGTCCTCCATTACGACGATTAGAAATTGCCAGATCTAATAAAGTTGATCCAGTAGAAACCCACTCTAATACATTCCACGGGTTATCATCTTCATCCAAAAAATAGGCTACTTTAGACCCATCTTTTTGTTTTTTATTTATTTCATTTTGCAATAAAACGGCAAGCTCGTCTCTCTCAATGCTTGTCTCAAGTTCAACATGCTTACTCTTAGATTTTTTATTTTCTTGTGCCATATAATTTTAGAATAAAGAGGGGTAGCGTGTTTTCTGCTACCCCATTGTATTATTTTTTAGTTATCTTCATTGGTATTGAAAAACCTTTCAAACTCATCCGCCAATTCATCTTTTGACTTAGAAGTTGAAGGTTGTTCTTTAGATGCAGTTTCCTTAACTACTTCTTCCTCATCAAACGGTTCCGTTTCGGGAGTAACCGATTCATCCAAAGGTTCAAGCTTGGGATTAATCCATCTTTCCACCGCTTCTTTAAGCTCATCGTAAGATTTAAGAGGAAAAATAGTTAAAATATCTACCTGATCCTTAACCTTTTCCATAAGATCCCGTCGGCTAGGATCAACCACAGGAGATACATTAGGATCCGCCAGAATATCAGTTTCTGGGAATGATTGTCCCGCCGCATTTTTCTTTTTTGTTGCGGCTGTGAATGTAACCTCAATATCCCGTCCTTCAGTATAAGAAGTAATATCTCCGTACTTTGGATTGACCATTAACATGAGAAGTTGTCTATATACCTTTGCTCCAAATCCCCAAAATCTTACTCCCAATTCTTCTTCTCCACGTACTATAATAGGTACATACGTACGAGTAACCGGGGCCAGTTTAGCAGCTAATTTTTTTTCTTCATTGCTTCCCCCTGCCCGGAGAGCTTCAATTGTTTCCAAGACAGGATCTGGTTTTCCAAAAGTACACGGAGCCAAATAATTATTATCACCTAATTTATAATAAAACTTCAATTCGATAAAAGGGTTTTCCGGGTTAAATTTATAAGGTACAATTCTTATATCTTGTTTCCCTTCCGACGGTTTCCAAAGGTGTTTGGCAAACTTTGATGCGTTGGTGTTTTCTTCAAACCTTTTAAGGCGAGCGGCAAGTAAATTTACATTTAATTTAGACATAATTTTTTAAACAATTTAAATATTTTAATTAATTAACTAGAGTAATCGGATAATCATTGAACCATTATTCAAATCTTAACCTATTAACTCTAATACATATAACAGTATGCCAGAAAAGATCGTATTTGACAACTTATTTTAATAACTTTTTTTGATATTATTCTAAAATTAAATTTATTTTAAGAGGAACTATTTTTAAAAAGGAATCCGCCGTAATAATAAGGGAATTTTCGTATAATTTCCAATTAACAACATACTCCGGATCTAATTTTCCATTTTCTTCTTCAATTAATCGGTTCATCGCATTTAATGTATAAAGTGTATTTGTTTGTTTTTTCCGATGTATAAGAATAGTGTTTGAAAATTTAGATGAAGCTTTTAACATGTTAATAACATTATATGTAAGATAAATTTCTTTAGGATTTTTAGAATTTTCAAATACAAAAATTCTATTATTATACACCTTATAAAATTTGCGGATTTCTTCGGCTATTTTTTTAAATTCTTTAGTTCCCGAGAAAGTACATAATAACTGTCTATCTTCCCTATAATTCTTCATACACTTTATAAAATTAATCTAAGGTTTTACATACTTAGTTAAAAACGTTACTGCTTCACGATAACCCATTTTATCGGCATGTTTATACAATTCTGTTAATTGTTTTTCCAATGATTCATTAATATTTAATACATTTGCTACATTAGTAACCACCGTCTCATCAGTATCAATTATCTGTTTAGCCAATTCCTTTTCGGCCTCAATTTGTTGAGGAGTTTTAGGAGCGGGGTGTGGGGGAGGAGAGGTAGATGATCCTTGCGATGGAACTTCATTTTCCGAATCTTCCCCACCAATAGGTTCTATTGCTAATTTCGTATTTCCCTGAAAAATGTTAGGTTCTTTTTTGGGTTCTTGGGGCAATTGGTCTATCGCCACGTCACTAGCATTAGGAATCGCTGATTTAGGGAGGGCTTTGCTTATCCCCGCCGCCCGCATCCGGTCTGCCGGTTCTTTTGAACCCGCTCTTTTTGTAATTTTTGATGGCTCGCTTCGTGCAAATTGTGGAACTGGATTTTCTTCAAAATGAGTACCACGAGCAATCGCCGCATGTTTATGTTTAGGAGTAGGAAATGTAACCAAAATCCCATCCTTATTATATGCTTGTCGTTCTGGAAATCTTCCTTCAACTACTCGATTGCAAAAATTTATGGATTCTTTTTCAGAAAATCCATGTCCTATTAAATACTCTTTTAAAATGGTTATATGCTGATTATCTTCTATATTAAAAATACCATCAGATATTCGATTATCAATGCATATATCTAAAAGAATCTTATTGACTAAATCAGATCTATTAAATTCTGCCATGTTAAAACACTCTTGTTTCTTTACAATATAAATATAAAAGGAAAATTGTAAAGTATATTTATAACAATATTTGTTTTACATCATGATAAGAATTTCCCATATAAATTTTGGTAGGAAACTTTCCATTATAACCCATAATTTTACATATTTCTTTTAATGTATCTATACCATCTTCTTTATGGAAATCATACATTACAGCATCATATGTATATAAAACCGGAAGAGTTTTTTTAGAATTTAAATAATCCATTACTTTTTTTAACCTGGAAATGGCTATTTCTCCTTCTACTGCCTGTAAAATATAATTGAATACTTTAGGAGGATTGGGATCTAATAAATGCTTATTTGTTATTTTTCGTTTAAATAACGGAGTTAAAACATATCCATTTTGATTAAAAAATTTCCACTGTTCATCTATATAAAACTTTAAATTAGATAAATATTTTATATGAGAATATTTATCTTCTACTCCACCATAAAATTGTCGAAATGTAATTCTTTTAGCTTCTTTAATATCTATTTCATCTACATTCTCTTTTTTAAAATATAAACAAGATAAATATGTATGAATATCAGTGCTTTCATCAATAGGATAATTCGTTAAATATGAAACAATACGAGGATGAAATGCAGTATAATCAATAATTACGATTGCCCCATCTTCTTTCCACCGAGAACAAAAACACTTTCTTGTCCCATCCTCTGCATTTAATGCTGCATAATTAATTCCATCATACCTATTACTGGGCCTTCCTGTTGAAGTATATACGTTATATTGACTATAAACTAATCCTCTTTTATCGGGCGCCTTTCCAAATCGTTTATTAAATAAATCTTCCGAAACAAATATTCCATTTGATTCTAATTTTCCGAGAGTTTCTATAATTATTTCGTTAAATTTTAAAAACGATTCTTCTGCACCGAACGTTTTTAAAAGAAAAGATACATCATCTGCTAAATCATTAAAAAATTCTAAATGTTTAATTAAAGGGATCGATTTATTAATTTCTTTATAATTGCCTGCACGAGATTTTATTAAAAAGTGACATGAAGTTTCATATTCCGATTCTTCAAACAATTCATTGAATTGTATATAGCTGACTAAATTAACATCTAACGCATCTATTCCAGTTAAATGTTTAAATGACTTTTTATCTATTGTCCACTTAATTCCTTTAAGTGGTTTTAAATATTTATCTCGAAATAATTCCCATGATATAGTAGAAATTGAATCGGGATGGGAAATGGAAAAATAATAAGATTTTCCAGTTTTAAGGTTCCTAATAAAAATTATACTTATAAAATTAATTGCTGAATGAATTCCATATTTGCTAGGAATGGCATATAAAAACAAATCTCCAACTTGATTCTCTTCTTGGAATTTATTACAATCAACTATATTTTCTATCATCAATCCCAAATTTTAACATAACTCCAATAAAAGTCAATTAATTTTAATTCTCTTCATCATCAATTCCCAATCTTTCCTTTATATAATCACGAAGAGGAATAATTCCCGCCGAAATTGTAGTTGTCCATCCGCTTGAAGTAACCGAATCTTTAATATCATTTATACGAAATACTATATTATTATGAGAATATGGTTCTGGTAAATTTCTAACTAAAAACATCATAAATGTTCTCAATCCGCCAATTCCTTGTATTATAAAATTGGCCTGAATTCCTGGCATAACTCCTGTATATTTTGGATTATTTCTTTCATCCGAATCATCTAACAACATTCTTAAAACTTCTATTTGAGGTAACACTAATCTTCGTTTAATTCGTTGCCCATTTTTATTTTCAACAGTTATTTGGAATGCGCCTTCTGGAGGATTTATTTGTTGCAATGCCCTCATCATTTCACGGAATTCTTCATTTTTTGGTCTAGGAGGGGAATCTTTTTCTTTCTTCTTATTCAGTGTCAATCGATCCCCAAAATGATAATCTAATAATTCATTAGTTCCTTCTGTAATAATTGTCCGTTTATTCGGATAGTTAACTACAGCATAAATACTACGTATTGCTTGAGCATTACTAATCGTTGGTTTAAAATCGACGGAAGAAAGCAAACTATCTGCGTCCATATAATCAAAGGTATAAGGCTTTCCTCGATTAGAAAAATACATGAATTTATAATCGACAATTTTCATTGTCGCCGGTTCGTCTTCTTTAACATCAAATCCTCCCGTTCCATCTACCAATCGGAAATCCCAAAAATTCCCACATGCTCCATTTATTCCTTCCAATATTTTTTCTACAAGACGTGCATATGTTTTTATTTCATCGCTTTTTGCTAATAAATCTTTTAAAAAAGAAATATTTATATAAATATTTCTTAATAGTCCCGAATATTTGGCCGGATAAATATTTCTACTTTCGAGTATATAATCATCTCTAAATGGAAATGCACATGAAGGAGGAATTACCCTTGCCCGCTTATATCTAATCCAATTAATAAGTTCATCTAAATCGTCCCGCCGTGGTGCGTCTTGCAAACAAACCTTTCTTAAACGATAATTATATAGTTGCCGCTGCTTTTTTGCTTCGGGATATTTAAGTATTGATCCCGGGTCCTCGGTACAAAACTTCAATTCCTCCCAATCATCCCTGTTGGAATGAAACATTACAGTAAAGCGGTTCACGTTTTTAGAGTCTGCCGCATAACCATAAAGACCACTAAAATATTTAGGCGCTTCAGAATTAGGAATAAGACATATATTTCCATCAGAAGAAATCATGTTGGGGTGGCCGCCGATAATGCAATCGTCTATATCTATTAAAAACATTTCTTTGTTACTCATTCCCGTAAGAGGGGCCGAATGAAAATTTATGGCTTCAATAATAAGTCCTAAATTAATCCATAAATTTTCATTTTTACTTTTATAGTCAAAATCCTTGCTAGTATCTGCACCTTTTAAAAAAGGAGCATCTTTATCTTTAGTATCTCTACCATAAAATACTCCATAAACATATTCTCTCCAATTTTTATGTCGTTTTTGTACGTAGTTAACAAATTCCAAATATCGTGGAATTTTGTCGGCCATATGTTGATCATTAATAGATTTAAATTGAGTTAATGTTTTATCTATAAATTCAGATAAAGTATTTAACGGATTAACATCTTTTTCTTTTGGCGGGGTTTCTTCCTTCTCCTTTTCATTGTTTTCCCCTTCTACTTTTTCATCATCAGTATCATTATCTTGGGGAACAGAATCGATAACCAATCCCGAATAAATTCGATCTTTAGATGTAATTTCTGTTCTACATTTAATTTTATTTTGATCAGTCGACCATTCAAAATGTGTGATTATACCAAAAATAACATCATAATTTCCTTTAGATTCTAAAATATGTTTAGTATATAATGGGTACGGATTATGAAAAAGCTTTTCTAACAATCCCGTATCCGCTAAATCTAATAACGATGCCGGGTTATAATGATTCCATCCCCATTCAACAATACATGAAATCCCTGGTACAAGTAAATAAGGAGTCATATATTCTAATTGGCGTTTTGAAAAACATACCCATTCCATTGATAGCCGACGGTAATGTTCCTTTTGGATAGTAACATCTATTTTTTCAATTTCGGGCGGTGGTACATGAATAGGATATTCTGCACTCCAATCGTTGTATATAATATGCGGAGTATCTTTTCCATCGGGCATATATCCTATGACAGATGGATTACCCGGCGTTCCCTGAAATCCATACCCCTTATAAAAATCTTTTCCCCCATAAAAAATAAACCCATGTTTATTGGAGTCGGGCCCCGTTTCTCTACCTCGGCCATTAGAACAACACCGAATCCAGGGGGTCATGGGGCCTTTATATCTATTTGGATCCCCCGATTTCCAATCGACATAATTAAAACTTCGTACGGTTTTTCTGCGATTTAATTCTTCTTGTATTTCTTCAGGAATATTACAAGGTTCCCACGGTATAAGAGGTGCTGCCATAACTTATGAATTTAAACGTTTAAATGCTACAATAATATTATTTACATTTCCCGGTATTCTTAATGTTAATCCCGCCGGTACACTCATTCTTCCTTTTCCTAAATTATTAGCCCGAGCTATAATCCAATATAAAGAAGGATCTTTATAATATTTATATGCCAACGAATCTAAAAAATCTCCTTCTTTAGATATAACAAAAATATCTTTTTCTGAATAATTAATGGGAGGATAAACCACCGATTTATAAACTCGTTTTCCATCCCATCGCTTTTGTATTTTAATATGTTCGTATCTTTTCATTATGCCATGAATTGATAATTAACGTCTCTCGCATCAATATCTCGAGGCGCTCCGGTTCTTGATATATATCGTTCCTCTTCTATATATTTTTCAATTTCCTCATCTATTTGCTCCTTCTCCTGCCTTGACATTCGTTGATCACGCTTGGCAATAACATCAACTATTAACATTTCATGCACTTTATTTGGTGGTCCTTGACTAGGAACCATTGATTCATTCCACTGTCTCCAATTGTCGTCTCTTGCTACATGTCCCAATTCTGAACCACCGACTACCGCTCTTTCTTTTTCCAATAAATTAGCATTAAATGATAAATTGGCTTCTCTAGGAAATTGCCCAGACATATATTTTGACCTTATTTTTCCATTTAAATATGTCCAAATTTTATCTTTACTATAATCGGTCATATTTTCCGAATTAACTGTTTCCCAGATAGCATCATTAGGAATTTCCATCATAACGCTTTGTAATAATATTGGTTGCTCTCGATATAAATCTCCTATTGTTACCATGAACATAGGAGGAACCATAAATTGATCGGTTATTTTTTTATATTCGGATACAGTGTAATTGGCCGGTTTTACCGCAGATAACATATAATTAATTCTTTGCCAAGTTGGTATTAATTCGGCCAAACTACTAATAACGACATGTATATTAAACGACAAATTTCGAGTAAATCCACCATAGGAATATAATTTATCCCCCCTTCCAATAAAGCTTAATTCTTCCCACGATGCATTATTTGAGGCATTAATTCCTTGTATTGTAGCTCGGAATGGAATATAATTCTCATTGACGACATCATAAAAATATAATGCAATAGTATCATCTCTATATGGTTCCCATGTCGTCCATCCTGTTAATACTGGCTTTGCAATTTTCCTAGATTGATCTAATACTTCTAGTGTATTGATAGCATCAAAATGTCCATCAGTCGGAAGTTTTAATGAACGCTTTATGGCATCAAATGTAAGATCATTACTTACCATTTTTCCGCCCCCTCGTCTATATTCTGATAATGAACCCAAATTTACACTATACCCAATAGTGTTTGGTTTTTCTCCCCACGGTCTTTGCGTAGCATTACTAGCCAGCCGATCATAATCATATGTACCCGTTCCTGTTCGCACAATGGCGGAATCTTCTGAAGACATGCCTTCTTTTGTGGGAATCCAATCATATATTCCACCAGCTTTTACTCTATTAACAACCCTCTTTAATGTATCATTTAATAATTTTGTATTTTTAACTTTTTCTCCGTCTTTAGTCGGAAATTGTTGATGGGGATCGGAATAAGCTTTATACTGGACCATTATATCCGAATTAGCATATTCTCCCCGCTTATCATCTTTAGCTTCCAACCCAATATGATCACTATATCTTACTCCCTGCTTATTTTCATCGGTACTTTCTTTACGAACATATTCTACTTGTCCGGTGAATGAAATTCCATAATTATAATTACTTTCATCAAAATATCTAATTACTGTTTTTCGTGTACCATTCTTGTCATATTCAACAAATATGCGATATGGTTTTTCCACCTTTTCATTATTTGGACGGGTTATTTTTCCTCCTCCAAACCACCGCTGGCCCCACTCAAAATTTTCGTAAGAAGCTCCAATATAATCGAAACGAACGTTTCCTCCGGCCAACATTAATCCATATGTACCTTCATCACTTCGATAACTTTTTCCATCTTGTCTTACTTTTCTAAAATTTTGAAATAACTCTTTAAATCGTTTAGAAACGGCTTCTTTAAATGTAGAACTTTTCCCCGCACCACTTATATCTTTAGGCCATGCCCTTATTAAATTGGCCTCGGCAGTTTCGGCTGTTCCCGCCCGAAGTAGCCCCTTTCCTCCCGTCGTTGCTGTGGGAATATAAGTATCATCTGCCAATGCTTTTGGTGCTGTTCCCGCCGGTGGATCCGTTTTTGGAGAACCAAATAAACTTGGAATACTGGACCCAACTAGGCTGGATGCTATTCCAACCACTCCGCCCTGAATATCTATAAATCTCATTGGGCGGGTGTTTCCAAAGGTAAGACCCATAGTTGCCGCAACAATTGGAGAGGTTGGGTTATAAATGCGGGTTTCATTGTACGGGTTTCCCGTTTGCAATAAAAACTGTTTAGCTAAAAACGGGATACCTCTTCCTGACAACAAAAATTTAGTTACACGTATAATATCAATTGGGGCCGAACCTAAAGCAAATAACCTACTATCATATTTAGCCTCGGCCATTTTAAGCGCACTTAAACCTTTTCCCGCAGTTAATGGAGAAATCCAATAAAATGGTTCAGTCGTAAATCCTTGTATTAATGTATCTCTGTAATTAGCATATGGAGACAGCCTCTTATATAAATTAGAATAATTTGTATCCCAAATTATTTCAAGCTTGCCCGGAGTTCTAAAATCAGGATAATTTTCTGGACGACTAATAAGTGCCCATGTCGGCTCAAATGGCTGGGTTGCTAAAGTTGGATATTGTTGTTCATTTGCCATATCTTTATATATTATATCTTATTGACTCCATAACCGCCTCTAAATTCGGTTTGTCGAGCAATTGTTGCGCTTAATAATTGACCATCCACATAAAACCCAATTTTTCCAGACTCCAAATTTTTATTTAAAGTGTTTATTCCTTCTAAAATACTTTGCAAATAGTTGGTATTATCTATTTCTCTTTGCTTCGATTCTTCTTTTTCATTTTCTTTTGCCTGTGTAGTTTGCTCGGACTTAGTTTCCGTAGTAGTTACCTTTGACCCGGCAGCCCCTTCCGTCGCTCCCTTCTCTACGGAATTTATCATTCCTTTTGCGCCGCCACGAAGCCCGGCGGCAAATTTTCCCATCCCAGGTATTTTACTGAAAATCCATGCAAAAGCCATCCTCCAAGGTGCTGTTATAGCATCAAATAACGTAGTACTAATTGCTGTAATTCCTTTTAAAATATTTAATGCTAACACTGAAGGAGATTTTCCTCCAAATAATCCCATGATCCATTTAAACGATTTCACGAAAGGACTGGTTATTAATTTAAATAACCCCGATAAAACCGCCTTTATTCCTTCTTTTATGTTTAATTTACTAAACAAAAGAGGAATAAGTTTAAAGGCCATTCTCCAAGGAAAAATTATAATTTTAAGTAATGTAGTGCCAATGGCCATAATTCCTTTTAAAATATTTAATGCTAACACTGAAGGAGATTTTCCTCCAAATAATCCCATGATCCATTTAAATGCATCAACAAACGGTTTAATCAATGCATCATATAATGCTAACGGAATAGCTAATATTCCATGTAAAATTTTCTGTCCAATATTCATATTAGGATCTTTAAAAATTGTAATCCATCGCTTAAATAAATTATATATTACTTGAGCGGCAGTTATTACCCACCCTAAAATAGGCACCCATTTGAAGATAAATCCGAACGCCGGGCCAATTCGTGTTAATATTGGAAAAATTCTTCCTATAGCTGCTCCCAATCCTCCTCCCCCCGAAAACCCAAATTTTAATTTATTAATGATATTACCTACCCATTTAACTCTATTTCCAAGTTTTGTGAAGAACTCTGTAACTCTTGCAAATCTACCTCCGGTGGAAAATGCTGATCGTATGGCCATTTTTACTCTGCCAGCCCAATCTACGACGGGTTTAAATTTTACGGCTATTTTATCCAATAACAAATAAAACCGATTCATTATAGATAGTGCACCTTTACCATACCGGGCATTAATCATAAGTGCCAGAGTTATTTGGTCTTTAACATATGCTATAAGTTGACCAATTGATTTTAACGCTAATGTCCATGCAAAAAGACCCTTAGCAATATACATTGCTGGAATAACCATTTTTAAAATTAAACTTACTATTGGCAATAATGCAGATTGGGCTTCCATCATTATTTGTTTCCACATATTGGAAATTTCCGTTAATTGTTCCTGATTAGCCCTTCTCTTCAATTCTAATTCATAATTCTTGGCTTGATCTTTTGCCGCCTTTTCATTTGAGGCCCGAAGGGCTTCATACGCCTTAACTTTTTCGGCCAATTTAGGATCTCGTCTAGCCTTTTCCCAAAGGCGTTCCGCCTGCACCATTTTCAATAACTCATCTACACTATGCCCGGTTGCCTTAGCAAATGCTTCTTGTTGAAATACATCGAGATTTTCAAAATCGATCTGTTTAGTAATTCGAAGTATTTCTTTAGTAGAACCTTCAAGATCTCTTCGATAAGCCAATTCACGAGCACGTTGTAAATTAATGGCTCTTCCTAACAATACAGATGCATCCATTTCAGCATTAACACTTTCTTGGAAATTTAATATTGATCGACCGGCCTTGGCCATTTCATCTATTGTTGTATTTAAGCGCCTGGCTTCAATTGCGGTTCTCAAAAATGCGTTAGGAAACCGTGATACCATTGTTAATGTTTTATCGGATTTCGTTGCTACATCTCCCATAACTTTATCCAATGATACCCCGGCGGCTCTACTCATATCAGCAGCAACATATAACATACTTTCTTGCGTTTGCATGGTACTTTGGGATACCGCTGCCATATTACGTAAAAACCCCGCCGAATGAACCTCTGAAACCCCCAATTGGGCAGACAATATTGATACATTTTCTACCAATCCGTCTGTAATTGTCCACGTACTTCCCATCGTTTCCTGCAATTTTCGTACGGCTTCATTTGCGCTTTCTATACTTACTCCTATATGTGCATATCTTACGGCAATGTTTTCGGTTAAGCTTCTTACATCTTTTAAATCATTCTTCGTCATTCCCAGCGCTTTACGAGTATTCCATGCGGCGGTCTCAAAGCTCTTTAACAAATTCCATGCGCCTATGAGTAAAGTTATTATCGCTGCCAACCATCCGGCGCTCGCTTCAAGCCCAAATGGGTATTTATGCAATTTTTCCCCTATACTTTTAACTAATTCCAGTTCTTTAATATTAATATCTAAATGTTTTTTTCCAACATCTAAAGCAAGATTTCCCCATTTCCGTTCTTCTTCTATTTTGCGTTTAAGCATTTCTTCTTCAAGTTTATTCATCTCCTGCATTAACTTAATTCTCGCATTATTAATATTCATTTCGAACTGGGCGGATTGAATATCCCGAAGAATACGTTGTTGAGTAGCCATATCTGCGCCACGAGATAATTCAATATAATACTTTATATTTGAAAGTAATCGTCGATTTTCTTGAACCAAACGCTTTTCTCCCTGAATTCTCGATTCCAACCGATGTTGCATGTTTTCATCGATAAGACCTATTTCATCCCGTACTTTAAGCAGTTTTTTAGTTACATCAAGTAACTTTACCTGATAATCAAGGTAATCTTTAATTTCTCCCACATCAAAAGCGGGTGGTATTATAGGAAGACTTGGATCCATATATCAAAATAATCTGTTATATTTATAAATATCAGGAAATTAAAAAATTGAATCCGTTGAATTTATAAAATAAATATTTTAAGTTGTAATAAAATATGGAAATTATACTTTATCTATTAGTGTCTAATTCCCGGTGGGCTAATGGCGGGTCCCCTTACAATTTTTGAATCGGAAACGGAATATCCCCGAGTTTCCTTATCAATCATAGCCTGCTCTTTTTCTTTTGCATTAATCAATTTTCGCATATAAAATGTCCTATATTGAATAGGCATATTATATACTGAAGAATATTCGAATTTTCCATAGTGAGTTAAATCAAATATTACTTCATGCAATCTTACTTTATATTCATCTGTCAGGCCAAAAAAAGGATACCCCCATCGGGGTCTCCTCCCTTCGCTCTAATCCACAATGTACACATGTAAAATCAAATTCAGAATCGATGTCTGGCATTTCATTTCTTATATGGGACCTCAAAGCTAAACTATCTTTAGATAAAAGAGACTCGTTGACAAATTTTCGAATTGCGGTTCGTTCAGAATTTCCATTAACGCTAGTAATAATATAAGACAAACGAGTTGTAATTTCTCTACTTAAATCCTTAGACACTTTAGATAATCCCTTTAATTCGGCTTCAATTGCATTTTCGTCTCTTTTATTAAGCAATTTAAATGTAACATTCACTTTAGAAGTAGGCAATACAAATTCAAAACTGTTAATTCCTTGTGGATATTTTTCAAAGTCAAATGGCCGATTATCTATTTTAGATAGATCAATGGTAACATTACTTTCTTGTGTACATCTACCGCAAGTTACTACTGCTTCATATTCATCTCCATATGCTAATCTACGAATAGCAAAAAATATCGCATTTCTATCTCCTGTAAATAAATCGTCAGGATTTATTCGCTTATCTATAATAACCGATTCTAAAAGTTTATCCAATACGAGATTTTTCTGAATAAGATTTTTAGATGTTAAAATGTCTTCCTCTTTTGCGGTCATCATTTTAAGTTCAATTTTTCCCGAAGACAGAGGATTATCTACCGGATAGAACCATCCTTTTGTAGGTAAGTTAATAACTTCGGTTGGAAACATTTGTTCCGGTTTTTGTGCAGACGGAGTGGGATTAGCCGCACTCGGTTTTGAAATAGAAATAATATTATCAGACATAACGATATAATGTTGTTACTTTACTTTAGAATATATATAACCCAGCTTCAAATTTATTACTTTTTATATTTTTTCTTTAAGAGATTTAAGTAATTCTAGTTTACGATTTTTAAGTTCAGGTATTGTTACTTTTTCAAAATTTTTAACTTTAGCTTTTAATGATTCTAATTCCCTTTTAGCCGATTCTAATTCAATATTTGTTTGAGAAATTTGACGTTTTATTTCGCTTGGATCCGGACCTTCTTCCGAATTATCCAACTTATTTTCGGGAGAATTTGTATCCCGTACATCATCATCTGTCAATTTAAATTTATCTTTAGAAGTTTTCGGATTTGCCGAAAATTGACTACTTTGAATTTCATTAAGAACTTTATAAGTTATAACTCGTATTAATTCCTCTAAATAGGATTTTTTCATCTTTTCCCGTCCAAAATTTCATTTACCATTTTTTTAATTAATTGACGAAATTGTTCATCTAATCCGTGTGCTTTTCTCATTCCTGTGTACATATCCCGATCTTGATTATAAGCCCACAAATCTTCTGCACTACTAAATTCGTTAGGGCGGAAATCTAATGGATTATATACTAATTCCGATTCATCTGAAAATGGTTTAATTGAATCTACACTTTGCATTTTAGCTATTAATAGATTTTCATCTGCCATAAGACAACGCTTTTCATTTTCCGGATCGTAATCTCCAATATAAAGATATACGCTTGAAGTTTTATCTTTAATTGCTTTTTTAACCATGTTGATTGTATTAGAAAGTATGCATGGCTTTCTCCCCAAGTGTCTAAATACCAAATCCATAAGTTTTCGGGTAATCACATTATGATCGGCATTAGGAGGAAATGGAACTTTTCTAAGTTTAGATTTATTATCCGGGGAAATAAAAAATATGCCGCTCTTTTTTCCTTTATCCGATTTATCCGTTTTATCGTCCGATAATTCTTTTTGAGAAAAATCCTTTGGCAATGGGGGTTGATCGGCGGTTCCTTGATTGTCGGCTGGAGGCGCTTTTGCTCCGGGAGACGTTTCTTTTTCTCCTTCTTCGTTTAATTTCATTTGAGAAATAACTTCTCGAACACACAACCTTGTTAACGCTTCCAGTAATTCTCGTTTCATATAGTAAATACCTTTCCTTAATATTATATTTTATACATAATAAATATAATCATTAAATACTAAAATGAAAATAAATCCCCGCATAATGCGGGGATTGTAAAAATAAATCTTAGTATTGCAATATGGCGTAATCGTACGATATTTGCATTGATACGGTTACTGGATCGCCCATGTCTGTCCAGTTTAATTCTCCTCCATCAAAGTTTGTAGGAAATGCGCCTTTAAGTGTCCATTCTTCTACTTTATCTCCTACTGGCCCTAACACGTCAATAGTTACTTCTTTTTTATAGAAATCTTGATAACCATCTCTTCCGGTTACCGATTCGTGTGCCAAACGATACCATTCAAATACGGTTTGAGCCGCAGATGGCACTACTGGGTCATATAATTCAATAGTAATCTGATCCCAAACGGTCTTCCCTTTGTAGTACCATTGTTGATTGATATAGTCAATAGTCTTGCGTTCTTGAGTCCATTTTGGGCGGTCTGTTTTACGTATCAAATATTGAGGAATTCCATCAATATACATAAGGAAACGATTTTTAGTCTTTGGTTCCCATATGGTATAAAACATTTCATTGTTCGTTAATATATCAGCCATAAAATTTATCCTTTATTTCATGAATTGTTCATATTTCTTTGACTCAAATATAAATAATTAGCTATTAAAATAATATATTGATATTTATAATATTTTTTATTATATATATAACCTAGTTAACAATATAAGAACCAGAATTGCTATGGGAAGACCAAAATCATTGCCGTCAACTATTAAAAAACAATGTCCCACTTGTAAAAAGGAATTTGAAATATCATTTTATTTAAGAAATAAACGAATATATTGTTCTAAATCTTGTTCTAATAAATCTCCCGATGTTATAGCAAAAATGATTTCTTCCCAAAATAAAACATTTATAACAAAATATGGCAAGCATCCAATGAAAACGACTAAAGTTGTCGAAATCCTTAAAAATTCTATAAGAAAAAAATATGGTGTAGATTGGATTTCACAATCTAAAGGATGGCGAGAAAAAGTTAAACAAAATAATCTAAAAAAATACGGAATAGAAAATTATAATAATATCGATAAAATACGACAAACTTGTATAGAAAAATATGGTGTTCCTAATTATGCCATGACAACAGAATACAAAGAAAAATATAAAAATACTTGTCTTAAAAAATACGGTGTTTCTCATGCTTCATCACGACAAAAAATTATACTAGAAAATTATAATGGAATATTTGACCGATTCTTAAAACATCCACTTTTTATTCAATTTGAACCCATGTTTTCTAAAAGCGAATTCGCCGGTCCTTCAACAAAAGATTATTCATTTAAATGTAAAAGGTGTGGATTAATAAAAAAATATTCTATTGATAATGGAAATTATCCTGTATGCCCAACGTGCGATAAAACTCCTATTTCTAAATTTCAATCCGAAATTTTGGAATTTATCAAATCAATTATGTCTGAAGAAATTAAATTTAACGATAAATCTATATTACCTTCAAAAACTTTAGATGTAGTTATTCCTTCTCGAAATATTGCATTTAAATGCAACCATATTTTATGGAATAGTGAATTGTTTGGTCGGAAAAATAAAATATATAATGTTCAAATTACTAATGCAGCTATATTAAAACATTATCGACTTATACAAATATTTGAAAGTGAATGGAAAACTGTCCCCCACATCGTAAAATCTATTATAAGTTCAATTTTAGAAAAATCTAAATATTCGGTCTATGGAAGAGATTGTCATGTAAAAGAAATTACTTCACATCAATGCGTGATTTTTTTAAAACAAAACCATTTACAGGGTCCCGACCGTTCTTCTGTTAAACTCGGGCTGTTTGATCCTAATGATAATTTAGTATCAGTGATGACATTTTTAAAACCTCGATTTAACTCTAATTTTCAATATGAAATAGGAAGACTTTGTAATAAAATTGATATTGATGTTATTGGCGGAACCTCTAAGTTATTTTCTTATTTCTTAAAGAATTATCGCCCAACTTCTATTGTATCATATAATGACCGGAGATATTTTGATGGACAAATATATATTAATCTCGGATTTAAATTTTTAGGAAATACTCCCCCAAATTATTTTTATATTGTTGATAATTATCAAACAATCCAAAACCGATTAAATTGGCAAAAATGTAAATTAAAAAAGAAGCTTCATGTCTTCGACCCTTCTTTATCCGAATGGGAAAACATGAAGCTAAATGGTTATGATCGTATATGGGATTGTGGCAATGGAAAATGGGTGTGGACTATTCATTAATTTTTAAATTAAAATCCCAATTCTTTATCAAGTTCTTCTCTCGTTATTATTAACCATTCGTCAAAAATTCCCTCAAACGATCCGGCAATATTTCGTGCTGTTAAACATATTCGTGCCAGATCTCGTTTTCCATGATGCTCATTCGACTTTCTTTTTATAAGTTCATAAAAATTATTAGCGTCATTCACAAATTTTTTTGCCGATTGTAAAACATCAACGGATCTAGAATGTAAAACGTTAAGTTCTTTATTATCTTGAGAATAAACCCTGGATGCTACGTATTTAAGGCATAAATTTAATTCATGCGAAAGGTTTTCGATAAATTTAATACTATTCCTTGCCCCATTAAATGTCCAATATTTTTCTCCGAAAAAAGGCTGATGATCTTTAATATCTTTTTCTATCGTTGAAAGCTTGCCTTCGATTTCGTGAAGTATATTTATTATTTTTTCTTTTTCTGGTTCATATGCATCGCCAATCATACCTTCATTCACAAGTTTTTTATAAATCAGATTCTCATAACTATTTTCTCCGCCGGTATGAAGACCATATTCACGATACTTATTCAAATAATTATGTACTTCTTTAATAAGTTTTTTATCACCAGTACGTTTTGCTGCTTTAACATACTGTTTCATTGCCTTGTAATATTCGTTTAATCTTGACATATCTATCCTTTTGTTTTATCTATAAATATAAATATAAATATAAAACATTTATTTTTTTTTTCATATTCAAAGCTTTTTGAACAATTTCTGGTTTTATTTTTCGCAGTTTTTCTTTTTTATCAAAATAAAATTCGCTAGTTATATTGCCCGTCCCTAATGCCAAAGCTAAATATGCGCCGAAGTTTCTTCTTCGGCGGGGGTTAATTCTTTACTTGGTCTGGGCTATCAAATGATACTTTTTTTGCAAATTAGAACAATCTGCAATATCCTTTTCATATTTAATTTTTATTTTTTTGATCTATGTCTTCAATTTCATTTATAGAAATTATTGCATCATATGTTTTTATAATTGCATCTTTAAGTTTTTGAATTATTCCCTTTGATCGTAAAATTTTAAATACAATATTTTCTGTACTCAACTCTCCTCCCGTATCCAATCCATATTGTCTATATGCATCCAAATATTTTTTAACTTTCACCATCGTTTCTCGGGGACCATTTAATGAAGCTTCTATATATTTCTTCATTGCTTCATATTGAATTTTAATTAAATCTTTATCTATTTTGGAAGCATCTTTTTTCGGAATTCGAATCCAAATATTTTTTAACAATGAATATATTCCTCCGACATGAGGCTTGGTTTCACTGACATCTTGAATATTTAATTCTAATTTATGTTTCTTAATTAAAATATCATGATCCGAATTCCATGCATCACTAAATGCCCGAGCCATTTTTTGTACGGTTTCAACAGGCATTGCCAATTGTTTAAAATCAATTATTATATGAACATCGGCATCACTATAATCATTCCAGTTATAATTGGCTATAGAACCCATTAAATATATGTCAACTACTGGTGCAGTAAGATTTGTTTTTTTATAAAAATCTAACGATGCTTGTAATAAATTCTTTCGAATTTCAGGATTTAATTGATTTTGCGAATTCCAAAATTCGGGACAAAGTATTTCATTATATATTCGATGTTTTGACATATTATAAAGGGGTTAAATTTACTGAATTCATTGTTCCACCCGGTTCTTGGGTCACATATTTTTTTTCACCGGAAGGAGGAAGTTGTAATGCTTTCCGAACGGCTTCACGTTCTTCTTTTGAAAGTTCAATATTTTTTATTATCCAATCAACCATTTCTTCTATGGTTAAATCCTCGTTTTTAATTTCCCCATTACAAATTGAATGTTTCCAAGTTGTTCCTCCGTCATCAGTATATTCTTGATTTTCCATAATTGGAGATTTGCAACATGGACAAATATCTTCATAAATTTCTTTTGCACTTCTATTCGATAATTTATTATTTATTCTTTTAAAGAAATTATCAACGATTTCGTCTATTAATTGTTTTGTACATTTATCCATACTTAATAAATATAAAATTATATTATTAAAACATCCCGATCTATTTTTAAAATTTCTTTTAAATTTAGTGGCAATGCAAGTTGATTAAGTTTTTTTATAGTATTTTTATATTCGGATGCTTTATGTAAAATTCCTATTCCACCTTTTAAATTCCACTGTACAATAGTAACTGCCATATCATCTATTAAAATTGAAAATTCGGATGAATATCGTTGTTTTAAATGCTTCCCATGTACAATGAAAATTTCCTCATGAGAAAGTTCGGGAATATTTTTATTTAACCATTTTATTTTACCTTCCTTTATAATTTGACCCCTACCCTCGGGATCATTACTTGAACCAGTCGAAGATAATATACATACCCTCCTGAATAATTTATTGGCGGTTTTCCACAACTCCTTTCCTCCTTGAATCCAATCTAAATTGGCCCAAAATTCACTTCCCTGTTTAAAAAATTCTCCCAATACGGCATTTCGCCTATCTTTCCCAGTTAATTCTTTAAGTTTATCTTTGGATTTTAATTGCTTGTAGCCACCCCACATATCCACTAAAACTCCATCCATATCTAAATATAAAATATAATCTTCGTTTTTCATTTTAAAATAACTTGACAAATTTTCCTGTCATGTGTATCATGTTAATAAATAAATAATTAATAAGTACAAAGTACAATAAATTAAAAGTACAAATTACAATAAATTAAAAGTACAAATTACAATAAATTAAAAGTACAAATTATAAGAAATTATCAAAATGATATGGGTTTATAATTTCTTCAATAGGAATAGAATATAAATAATCTTCGTTAGCAACAGGCTTATTGTCTGACGGAGACTCTGGTGCAATATCCGATTCTACATCATTTTTCTTCATTCTTCTTGGTTTTCTATTTCCAGCATTCGCATCATTTATTGTTGCTTCCCATTCTTTCCATACTTCAGAATTAGGTTCAAAGGGGTTTTTTCCGTTTTCTTTTGCTAGATCAACTTTTTTCTTTAATTGACGGCCCCCCTTCATTGAAAAAAATAAATACATGGCCTGAACATCTTTTATTGGCGGAAGTTGCACCGATTGAAGAGATTTATTAACCTTTTCCAATTGTTGTTCTGGAGTTTTGCCTTTTGGAGGGGGCCTTTTTTCCGATTCCGGTGATGTTCCCGATTCTCCTTTTTTGGGAAGAAGTTTTATTAAATCTTCTATAGTAATTTTATTTTCTTGTTGTCCGCTATCCCTAAGTTGAAGCCATAATTGTGAAGCTATTGATCTAGCATTAGGCTCTTTATATCCTAATTTTATAAGATGTTTAACAAAATCATTAAACACGAGAATTTCCGGAGTATTTTCCGTTTCTTCCGGCGTTCCTTTAGTTGGTACATCTTCCGGTTTTGGTATAGGCATTCCAAGTTCTTCTTCCGTATATTTTAAATATTTTAATATATCAATCCAGCGGTTTTTTTCTTTTATATTTTTACCGTTTAATATTTGTTTAATTTGATCTATTGTAAATATTTGCTCGGGGCCGTCTAAAGACCCATCATTTTTAAATTTTAAAATTCTGACAGATCCATTGCTCATTTTTTGATAATCAAGAGTACCTTCTCCCCCGCTTTTCCACTCCATTGATTTTCGATAAACCGTTGCATATAAAGCTCTGAAAAAGGCATCTTCCATATTTGCAATTCTAGCATCCACATCTCCCGGCATTTTTTCCATCCATTCTGCATTAACTTTTGATACTGCTTTTTGAACGGAAAATTTTCCTATTGTCGGATTTTCAGGATCGTTAGAATCATCTCTTTGCGCCCCCATTTGCGCACTAACTTCATGATCGAAAAAAATCATTAGAGTGTTAGTTGTTTTTTGCTTACTATTTAAATTAGTAAAATTAGCCTGTATTCTATTTACATAATTATCACAATTCCAAAAAATGTCCATTTTAATCTTAATCTCTTTCTTCATTATTTTAGAAGAATTAGGAAGATATATCGGTTCAGATAAACTCGCTTCGTAAGGGACCATTTCAACAGAAAAAGTATTAGATTTTCTAAATGCACTACGAAAGTTTTGTAAAAATTCAAAGGGAACATTATGTATAGGCGAGTCCGGATTTTTTCTACGGTTCTTCTGCTTTCCTTTAGTATATCCATATAATTGTTCATTTTCTTTTATAATTTCTGAAAGTTTATTAGATTCAGGATTAACATTTGAAGGAGAACTACGTAAAGAAAATTTCTCTAATGGACTTTGAGGAAGGGGCCTATCAAAAAATGGTTTCGAACGTGCTTTGTCTGCTTTAACAACATCAATAACGATTTCAACGGCCCGTTCAATAATATAGGGCATATCTAATGATGAAATTTGTGGGTCTCTTATTTTAGCGTTCCCACCCGGCAATCCGCCCCCCGCACCAACAGAAGCTCCCCCAGAAAAAACGTTGCTTACTTTACCGGAGGATCCTTCTTTCTCTCCACCAGATTTATCGTCATCTTTTTCCTCGGGCTTAGGTTCTTCGGGCTTAGGTTCTTCAGGCTTAGATTTTTCTTCGCTTCCTTTCGCCCCCAAAATTTCAAAATTATTAATTTTTTCTATTTTTTCAAGTATGTCTTTATATATTCTTGCAGGATAAATACGTTTTACAGTAGTTGAAAGCATGCTGGCAGGAATTCCTAATTTTACTGCATCTGCTGCAAATTTATCATAAATTTGCTTTATTGCATTTTTATAAGCATTCAGAATAGTATCTGGATCCCGAGAAGCAATGGCTTTTGATAATGAAATTCCCCCCGGAGTAAATATTCGACGGGTAGCATCCCACATAGATTCATTGAAAATTTCACTCAATTTGGTTGACGTTGGAGAAGGCTGAGACGGAGCATTTTGACTTCCTTTTTGATATGCCGCCATGCTTTTTAAATTATAAGAAGGATTCTTTACTTGTTGTAAAGTATTTCCTATAGCCACATTTCCTGTCACAGCATCATATAATTCTTTCATCGCCTCTAACATTTGTAATTGTTGTTGAGTTGCGGGAGGAAGTGGTTTTCCAGTGTTAGGATCTACGGCACCAGATTGTCTATATTTAATAAGTGGAGAAATCTGATTCTCTACATCAGTTAAAATACGCCTCAACGAAATTAAAAGTACATTCCATAAAGATTTTAATTTGGTAATTTGAGGCGACTCCAACGAATTTCCCGATAACGCTTGAGCCATTTGTGTACCGGAGCGTGTACGAGCCAACAATCTATCATATAATCCTTCTTCAATATAAGGAGACCCAGCAATTTGTTTTAAATATTCTCTATCCATATACAGGTATAAATATACGCAAAATAAATTCAATTCGCATATTCGTTAATTAAAAAGGGCACCCGAAGGTGCCCATGTATAATATGTTATTTTATTTTCAATTATGCAGTTGGGAAAGAAGCTCCCGTAGGCATAATATTGAAGTCCAACACAATAAATTCAGCAGTCTTTGTTGGTTTTAGATAAATTTGACCGTATAGCATATTCCGATCAATTATATCTGGTGTATTATTACTTGCATCCATAACCACCTGGAATGCATATAAACCGCTTCTTTGTTGTATGCTTTCTAGGTATGGATTAACAATAGCCAAGAATTTATTGCGTGTCGTTGCAGTATTTTGTTCAAACACCAAATATTTCGCCGTTGATGCGAAGAATTTCTTAATTTCAATTAACAGACGGCGAACATTAATGCGATCCAATGCCGACGCTTGTACTTGAAGCGTCTTTTGTCCCCAAGCGACAATACTGGAGCCTCCGGTTCCGGGGAATGCGGCTATTGGATTAACTCTTCCTTCGTAGAGAGCATCCCGCTCAATATGAGTAGTTCTATCCGTTACTTGCACGGCCTGGGTAATTCCTCCACGATTCAATCCGGCGGCTGCCCACCATTCTCCCGCAACTCTGTCATTTGCGGCGTAAACGGCTGGCATGACAACGGAAGGCGGAACGGTTACAATTTGATTGATGTTTGTATCCTTGATCTTTATCCACGGATAATAGGTTCCTGCATATGAAGTATCAAATTCTCGTGCAAGACCGACGACTTCATCAATTTGTCCCGCAGCAGGCACCCCATTATCTTTGTAAATATCCAAGATATAGAAACAATCGCCTCTATGTTCACACATGTCAATTACGAGGTTAGTAACGTATGGATGGTAAGAATAAATAATCCCAGGAGTTACAATTAGATTAATATCAAATTCATCCGCATTACTTAAAGCCCCAATACATTGTTTATATGCAATCGATCCAGCAGTATTACTATTAGTACAATCTAATCCTTGCGTATTCCCCGGTTCAATGTCTTTTCCTATATTAATAGGTATTGCCGGAGATTGACCATCGAATCCACCTTGGAATCCGAAGACGAACTTACGCATTTTAACATAGGTTGTTTCATTTGCTTCATCCAATATTGCTGGTATTGCATTAGTTCCTTCGAGTCCTTCATATGAACCCGTTGCAACACCATTTTTATCAATATGCAAATCCAAAGCAAATATTGAATTTCTACCAACTGTCGATTCGGCTGGAATTGGACAATTATATTGCAAATTATTTCTCCAACATCCCTGCCCCTCCGATGACGTAGGATATAGGCTCGCCAACTCTATATCAGCACCAGCAGGAATTCCACCAAAATCTACCCCAGATGGATATTTTCCGGGGAATAACCCATAAACCGATGCTTTGCTATATGCAACCGGCGCACACCATGTTCCTATAGCACCATTAATTGGAGCAATATAAGCTTGGAATCCATATGGAACAGCCGTTATTGGATATGGATTGGGAGACATTTCAATACGAATATTTTTACTTAAATTCGCATATGTACCAAATTCAATTATTTTCCCATCAAATCGAATATAATTGTATCTATCTCCAATTCGACGAGCAATAAAATTAGCCGAATTTGGATCCATTGATAAATTATTAAATTGCTCAATAATCTTTGGCCTCTTATCTGTATCACTATAATCTCTTACAGTAAGGGTAAAGGTTCCCCATTCACTTCCGGCAACCGTACCCGCCAATCTAACATTAGAAATTTCAATCTTAAATTGTTTATTTGTATAAGTTCCATCAGATAAGGTCCATATTTTGAATAATGGAAAACGAGTGGGTTCTCCACCATTCCACGGTGAAATTTGTTGAGAAATTATCCACGGTGTAGATGCATTAGTCAAACTAAATTCAGAATCGCCATTTAGTAAGTCATTTGAAAATTCATCGGTAAAATTCATCGGCTCGCCCTTCCACGATCCAGAAGGTAATGCAGTACCATGTACCCTCCACTTGGAAGGATTGGCGGCAACTTCCGCAATAGAATCTTCAAAGATTTTATAAATATATGCTGCTTCCTTTTTAGTTCCAGCCGCATAATTCTTCTTATTCCCCGCAGTAGGATCTTTTCCAAATACATTAGTGATATATTGTGGATCATTTTTATCAAGCGAAAATTGATATGTTCCATATCCACCGTCTTCAGACTGACTCAATTGTAAATTAAATGTATGATTAATTTCAGCAGCCCCATCAATACTATCACTATATGTTTGTGTAGAACCATTGAATCCTGGAGCATCTAATCCATGCATTCCACCAAATCTTGTATCAGCTAAAACAGCTAAAACTTTATATTCAGCGTCACTTCCGCTCCAAGTTTTAGTGCAATGATCATATTTTAAACTTCCCGATCTGAATTCATCTTCATATGTTCCTATTTCTCCACTTAAAAATGAAAAAATATGCAATACTCTATTATTACATTCATCTACTGATTGACTAATTTGCATTGCCTTTCCAAAATTTCCAGTCAAATCAAACGGACTTTCATAAGTTTTGAAATTTTTTCCTTCCTCAGAAAATAATTTTAAATTACCAACAAATTTTTGGGCCTCAAATAATCCATCAATTACTTTAGAAGCATCGGTAGCATCGATAGCAGGTATATTAATTGATTTAGAAAATTCAAATACCCCCGAAATAAATCCCATAATTGATTGTCCGGCATATAATCTTGAGCCGCTATTTGGGACAGGTCCAGCTATATCCGCATTGTCCCATTTTTGCGCTCCCTCATTCCACACTTCTACGGCCTTTTCTCTTCCACTAACTAATGTAACTACAACCGGGGCATCTTTAAACTCAAAAGAACCCGATAAATTTATTCCCGCAGATTCATTTTCCGGATCAACATTGGCCGATGCTTCATATGTATATTCAACATTAGAAAAATCAATCCATGAAGAAGTTGGATTTAGCCATCCGGCATCCTCACTTCTTTTCCATCCACCGTTTTCTGCCCAAATTACCCACGGATATTTTTGTCGATACCCAGTTAAAGCGCCAACCCTACATACGGTAACAAATCCCTTTTCTTGTAAATATTGTTTAGCAGTATAGGGACCGTACAAAGTACCGTCGGCAACTCCAAATCGTTGCTCTAAGTCTGCTACAGTGCGGCAAAGAGTGGGAGAAAATCCTGGCCCCTTAGCAAACGGGGCAACCACCACAGCACCAATATCGGCTACACCTTGGGCTAGTCCTGATTGATCGATTTCTCGGGTAAATACACCCGGACTTATAATTCGGTCGTTTGGAGTAAATCTTCCTCCTTCTGTAATTGGCATATCGTTATATTATCTGTTGTAGTTCATTGAATGACTTAAATATAAATATAACCAAATTTTTAGAAAGATAAAAAAACTATTTTAAATATTTATTTTTTAATATATTTGAAATATTTCTTAAATAAACCGAAGTTTTAAATATAAAAATGATATTTATAATTAATTCAGTTATTTTTGAAGTTCCGTGGTCGGAATTTAACGATGTTCATTGTATTTGACTGCCACCATAGACTTCAACTGAAACGCCTCCTCGGGGAGGCGTTTCTTTATGTACGATAAATTTTCCACCCATTATATAAGTCTCGTTCTATAACTATTTTTCGATCATGTTCCAACTCTTCTAGCAATTTTCTTTTTAAAATAAAAGATGAACCACTTATATTTTCTTCCAATATTTTTTTAGGATAATCTGGTAATTGTGCAAGAATATATGACTTTTTTTGAATTCTTTGTCTCCTTCGTTCCGACCGTTTAATAGATGAGTTAGGATGCTCTTTTTTATGACATTGTTTACATTTACATACTAATCCCCCATTTAATAATAAATGTTCTTCCCCATGTCGATCTTTTGCTTCTTTAGTATGATGTACTTCTAAATTTTCTCTGCACCCACAAGAACATCTCCAATTAGACCTACGTTTTACTTCTGAAGAAATTATTAACCAATATGAAGTTTTTAAAAAATAAAAATATTCAAGATTAAGAATATAAGATTTTATTGGGGACCAATCTAATTTATTGATAATATCCAACATTTTTTCATATGAACCCGCCCCCGAATCTTGATCGGCACGAAAATATTCAAATATAAACTCATTTGGGGACATTATACATCATTAAAGTGATGATGAGTACGGAGCTTCCGGAATTGTTGCTTGAGCCGGACCACTTGTGCGAGTAAATGTTCCATCGGCCATATTAAGATTTCCTTCTCCATAAGTTTGAATAATCTTATCTAACAGCTTTCTTTCTTGTTGTTGTAAAGACACCCATTCTTCTTTTAAGGTTTTTTCTTTATCAACAAATTCATTAACTGCGGCATCTAATTGCATTTTTTCAATTTGTAAAGACCCCAATTTAACAATGGTTTCTTGAAACTTACTTTGTAACTCTCGGATCTCGGTTAAATCCGCCTCTGATATTTTAATTGTTTGTGACATAACTTAATGTGTTTAGATATAGATAGAGACTCAATAATATAAAAACTAACATATTTACCGCTTTTAAATTTATAACTTATTTTATTAATTAAGGCAAAGGTTCTTCTTTAGAACCACCTTCTTCTCCACCACCCGGAACGCCAATTTCTCCTAATTCCGATCCTTCATTTCCCGGATCCTTAACTCCTGGTTCCGACGGTAGTTCGGGTTCTCGATCTCGCTTTGAAATTAATTCATCTCGCAGAGAACTTACTTCATTATCTGATAAATCTAATACTTCCTTAATAATATCATCATTATATTGCAATAAATTATCAATCAATGCCTTCTTTTCTTCTTCGGGATTAGGTTCAAAATTATATTGCAATTCTAAAAAATATCCGTGCCTTTCAATAGCTTCTTCAATTCCTTTAGAATTTGGACGATTTATAATATATGGTCCATATATTGTAGAATCTTCATCTTCATGTTGAAAAATTATACGTACTCCATTTTCAACTACTACTCTTTTAATAATTTCAGATTTTGATATTTTCATAATTCATTTATAATCAATTACCACATATAAATATGTGCTATTAATCATTTTATTCCTATTTAACATATTATTCTATTTGTAAAAGAGTCTTTATCTTTGCGTCGCCAGAAAACTCCTACGTCTTTAGCGTATGGGTAGTTCATCCCCATTTTCCATATGTTATTCCAATTCTATTTTAGGGTTTATATTAATGGGTCCCACTGCCGCCAGCATCCCTACTCTGGCCCGGATTAATCCTTTTCTTTTGGGGGTAAAGGTATGCGAAAGTATATATTCCATGGGGATTGTGTAGTCCCCCGTCTCCCAGTCACTTCCGGCATAGTCGTTGTCTAAATCGGTTCCGGCAGTGAAGGGATTTTCATTTCTCGATGAGTACAAAGTCCCCTGTGGCGAAGTAGCGTCGGCCAAGTACTCAAATTCCACCCATAACTGGGTGTCCTTTATATGGTCGTATTCTTCAATCAACAATTTGATTTTCGCCGTGACGGCAGAATCTACTGTACTATTCCACATGCTAATCCATGGGGTGTAAAAAGGATTATAAACGGTGGCTTTATTATTCGGGACCACGGCCCAGCTTATGTTCGAGCCATCGGCAAATTTAGTTCCTTTGTAATAGACAGTTTCGTCTTCGACAATCGTTCCATTGTTCTTGCGGTACTCGAATACAGTGTTGGTATTGCCGCTGTCGCAGTTAATTATGCTGACCTGGGGGGCGTTGGCGTCCCAATCGCCATCAATCAGTGTGACGGCGGGATTTAATTTGCAATTCTGAAGAATAAATTCTCCCACATGGAAACTGTTGGAAACCGAAAATATGTTGCCGGTAAACACACTCAAATCCGAATCAATAACTCTCAGTGTGGAACGCCAACCATCATTCGCCGAGAATAGGTTGGCGGTGGATTCGACGCCGGAATAGGACATCGTTACATTATAGCATGACATCTCACACTGACACAGGAATATAGCTGGATTAATTTGTACGCTTGGAACGATGAGATTACAATCACGAAGGGTTATAATGTTCCATCCAGTTGACGACCCCACCACCCCACCAAAACGAAAGGGGGAATTTACAGACGTCGACCGATTTTGCAGCGTGCATTTTTCAAAAGACAAGATATGATCAACTGTGTTGTCTATATTGGATATATAACCAACCCGAAAGTATCGATTCCGCCCGGAGGTAGAGTCCAAATGCATTCCATAAATATAAAAGACGCCAATTCTATTGCCAATCTTCACATATAAACCGCTGCCGTCGATTGTCTCTCTGGCACCAGGAATCAAGTTGCCATGCACTCGATCCACACTTATGATTCTTACTGATCCGCCAGCGGGCAATGCCCATTCAATTGATGCCGTCGAAACAAAATCATGGTCGCTGTCCACATATATGGTGTTGTCCGCATCGGTGGCGGCGGTGAGGGCCCCTTGAACGGACTCATAAGTGTCCTGCTTCCCGTTCCACCAGTCGACACTGGGCGGACTGTCATTGTCACCATCTACACTTGAGACATATAGTATTGCCATATTAATCCTTATGGTTTAATTTCTGCTTCTTTTTTTAGATCGGATTCTCGGGCGGCCTTCTTATTTTCGAGTAATCCCTTCATGTCACTTACTTCTTTGTCTGACAAATCTAATACGTCCTTAATTATGCTAGGGTCATATTGTAACAGCATTTCAATTAAAGCGTCCTTCTCATCTTCCGGGTCTGGAACATAGTTATGTTGTTCTTCAAGCCGCTGTCGATGGTTAGCTAACACATCATGTATGCCTGTGAGTGTAGGTCGGTGTATGATGTAAGGGCCATATATATTTCCCTCCGCATCCTCGTGCCGGAAAAATACTCTAACTCCATCTCTGGCATTGACCGATTTTACAATGGTTGTATTGGTTAATTCCATATTTATTCCTTTATTATTAAAAAACTAAAAACATACTATACTGCTTGCCGGTTGGTTCCGGACCCATATAAAATGAACCATCTAAAGTCCATATTATACTGTCCGTATATGACTGTACGAATGCGCCTTCAATTGTCCAGATTAAATCCATGGGATTGTTGAAAAGATTGACTATTGACTTCGTTTAACCATTCAGTGTCTTTCTGTTCTTTAAGTTCGGTAAGAAGTTTGGCAGTGTCATTGTATCCAATTCCTTTACCATTTTTCAGGTAGCATTCCTTACGAGCATTGAGAAATCGGTTAAAGACGAAGCGAGAACATCCAAAGGATTTGGCAAAAAATACTTTCTGTTCCTCGGTAGGAAGAATAGAAAACTTGTATCCTCTAGTTATTCTTTTCGTTATCATCAAGTATAAATATGATGGACTTTTATAAAAGTTATTTTATTTGTAAATGTTATGGGTCGCATTCATCCCACCCTCTAAAGAGAGCGGGTTTTCTGCTCCCATCAAAGATAAATATACTTAAAATCCTTTATTGAATGAAACAACATAAAAAGCGTCGTTCACCGTGTCACATAGTACGCCAATAAAATCTACTTGTCCCGGACCCGTGCTAAGGGTTATATTAGGGATGTCTTCTCCGAATTTGAATTTATTGCCAAAGGTCAAGGTTCGACCGCCGGTGGCGTCCTGTTTAACTTGATAGACGAGCCGCTGTCCATCGGCGGCATTGGAGGGATTAGACAGCGTACGATTTCCTCCTAAAGTGACTCGGAAATGACTACCTTTTTCGCACGGCGTGGCAATGTTGGCACCGTCAGTTAGTGTGACCACCGGACTTACGGTGCGAGAGGCACTAACTTGGGCGGGGAATTCCACATTTTGATCAATGTCCCATTTGTAGATATGGTCATTATACATTAGGCGATTGGAAGGAGTGAAAACTCGGTCCCCAAACATTTTAATGTGGTGGATTCGTTGCCCCGTTGAGGGCAAGGTGATTCCTATTTTTTCATCATCGAAGGTTGAATCGGGGGCGGCGGTGCGGAAAGTAAATCTCCAGTTCCAATGATTGGTTACTTGGGTTTTCCCCCCGCCGAAAGTTGCGGCGGTGCATTTGAAACTGCCCATACCGTCTCCGCCGTGTGCATATCCCTCGCCCATTTTGGTCCAGTTATTGGGGTCATTGCCTCTAGCCGCCTCTAAGGTATAGTATATTTTATCCCCAATAGAATTAACCCAAAGCCAACCGCCATCTATGATCGAATACCGTTCCCTATCCAATACATAGGTGCTGTTCCAATAGTTATACTTATCCGTTTCCCCGCTGGCGGCGGACATATCATATTTCATGCCGGTGAACGTAATACGGAGCATACACTTACTGCTCCGTTTACTAGCCGAGGTTGGCAAACTAATGGTCGGACGGTCGCCTATAAACAGCTTGCGTTTATCCGTATCCGACACGCCCGCATCGGTCCAAGTGGTGCCAGTGTCTATGGATTGTTCAATAATAATCTGCTCGGCGGGTAAGAATACGGTGCGGTCGGCCCGTACTACGTCCACATTGGGGCGGAAAGTATTAGTAACGCTAGTGAGCACATAGTCTGGCTCTACTATCCCCTCCGCCTTTAAGCTGGTTACGGGTATAGAGATATTGGCACTCCCATTAAAATTGGTGGCGGTGCCCACCGCATAACCGGAAAGGGCAATACTGCGAGCCGTTGATAATACACTGGCCGAGGTGGCGGTCTTCGCCCAACTCGATGTAACTTCATAAGTTGCCTTCGGCAGATAAGAAGCAGTTCGTGCAAAAGAAGCAGAATGGGCCCAACTTGATGTGCCAAATAAACTTCCAGTTATTTTCGGAGATTCTACATTATTAGTAAAAATTCCAAAAGTATTCATTATTGTATTTCCCGATGAAAGTTCAATCGTATCGGTCATTACACCCGGCGCTCCTAAATAAATTCCGTCAATATCAGTTAATGGAATATTACCAATATTCAATTTTTTTACACTATATTCATTTTCAGGAGTTAAATAAGAAGAGGTATAAGAATGGGACGCATATAATGCATAAGCTGCCGAAACCGACGCAGAAGCCCAAGACGCCGATACGCTCCACATAGCATATGCTGCCGAATACGAAGCGGACGCATATGAAGCGGAAATTGAGTAAGAAGCGCTCTTAGCCCACGAAGCCGTACCATGCAATGATGAAGTAACCCCAATAAAGTCGGCTTGTCCCGAGGACCAAATGGTTGCCTTATCATTTACATTTAAGTTGGCAGTGCCAACATGAAGGCCCGGAACTCCTAACTGTCCTCCTGCCAAATCGTAATCTTCAATTACAACGCCACTACCTAAGTGAATTTTACTGGCCGAATAATTGTTTGCTGG